GGCTACCCGGCATCTCCACCTCTCAAATTTCTCCGCTGGCCAGAGAGCTTGACTCCGGGGGGGCAACGGGAACTTGGTCCAACGCCTATCGATCGTACCTCCCGCGACCGGCGCAGACGTTCACTGACGGAGCATTCGGGCCGTTCAGCCCGATCTTGCCTGTTCCGGTGGACGCTCCCCCCGAGGATTCGGACCTGCCGGAACCTCGGCTGTTCCAGTACGAGGTTGGGTGGAACCTTCCGGTAGGGCAGCCTGGTTCCGAGGGCATCAAGCTGGCGGACTTCAACACGCTGCGGACGCTGGCCGATGTGTACTCGGTGGCCCGAGCCGCTATCCAGCTCCGGAAGTCTGAAATCCGGTCGCTGGAGTGGGACATCATGCCTACCAAGGAAGCGTCGAAGGCCATGCGCGGAGACCGCGTGGCTATGCGGGACTTCGGCGAGCGACGCGCTCAGGCGATGAAGTTCTTCAAGAAGCCGGACTCCGACTACTTCTCTTGGAACACTTTTATCGACGCGTTGCTCGAAGAGGTGTTCGTGTTCGATGCGCTGTCGGTGCTGTTCCGCAAGAAGTGGGCCAAGGGTCGCGGACGTGGCCTGATGGGGTCCGACTTCGATTCGCTGTCTCTGCTGTCCGGCTCCACCATCCGGCCGCTCCTTGGGCTCCACGGCGAGCGCCCTCGTCCTCCGGCCGTGGCTTATCAGCAGTACCTGTACGGGGTCCCTCGCGTGGACTTGATGACACTGGTGACGGATCGAGACCTGGAGTACGGGGGTCTGACCGGAGCCGAGGTGTCCAGGTTCCAGACGGATCAGCTTCTCTACCTGCCGATGACCCCTCGCCGGTGGACTCCTTACGGATTTCCGCCGATCGAGCGTGCGCTGGTTCCCGTGATGGCCGGGTTGCAGAAGCAGGGTTATCAGCTTGATTACTTCCGTGAGGGCACGGTCCCTGCGGTGTACATCTCGCCTGGTGACTCGAACGCCAACATGACTCCGAACCAGATCCGCGAACTGCAGGACGCGCTCAACGCGGTGGCGGGCGACCCGGCTTGGAAGCACAAGATCTTGGTCCTGCCGTCCGGCAGCAAGGTGGACCCGCAGCGCCCTCCGCAGATTGCGGATGCGTTCGATGAAGTCGTAATGAACCAGGTCTGCATGGCATTCGACGTAATGCCGATGGAACTGGGTATTGCGCCTAAGGTCAGCACCACGATGTCCAGTGGTGCGGCCAACCAGATGTCCAAAATGACCAGCACGATGTCCGACCGTAAGGCCACCAAGCCTACGCTGCAGTACCTCAGCGACATTTTCGACATGGTACTGCAAGACGCGTGCGGCCAAGACGACATGCGGTTTGTGTTCGAGGGTCAGATCGAGGAAGACGACGAGGCAACCACCACCACGCTCGTTGTCAACCAGGTCAACTCTGGTCTGCGCTCGATTGACGAAGGTCGCGAGAAGCTGAACCTTCCTCCTTGGGGCCTGCCCGAGACTTCCGATCCTGGATGGGCCACCCCAGCGACCGGATTCGTCACGCTGGCCGAGGCCAGTGCAACCCGTCAGGCCAGCTTGCAGGCCACGCAGCAACTCGCTGCGAACGGTGGAAAGCCGCCCGAGCCGGGTCAAGAGTCGGACGACAAGAAGCCAGGAGGAGGGTCTCCGGGGGGCTCGCAGCAGTCCCCCGGGCACGAGGCCGCCGAGGGGCACGAGACGTCGCAGAAGACCCCACCGGACGTCAAGACGGACACACAGAAGGCCAGGCGCCCCGTGCACGCGGGGGCAGCACGGCACCAAGCGCGGCGTCAGAACCGCGTGGATGCGTCCGCCAAACGCGTTACCCTCGGTCTGCGGCGGATTGTGGACCAGTACCAAGAGGGCGAGATCGACGCTGCCACCGGCTTGAATGAAGGCGTTCAGCACCTTGCCACCGGATACCGGCAGGTAATGAGGGCGGCAGCCGGTGACGCCCGTCGAGATCACGGAATAACCGGGGTCCGCAAGGACGACGGAGAGGGAGACGACGATTCAGGCTTTGATGACCTGTCTTCCTACGTGGACAGCGAAGCGTCTTCCCGAGCCGAGAGTCAACGCCCGTTCTTGATGGGGCTGTTCAAGGATCTTGCCACCGGTGGGGCCTTGGCGCAATCTCGTCTATCCAGCCGACTCGACCTGTACGGTCGGACGCTGGTCGGCGCGTACAACATCGCGTACGGCCGTACCCTCCAGGCCGACGGTAGCTATCAGATCGTGTGGCACCTCGGAGCGTCGGAGCACTGCGGAGCCTGCATAGCTCGGGACGGAATCACCTACACCTTCCACAGCCTGCCCGGCTGGCCTGGTGATGGTGATTTCGGAGATGTTTGCCTCGGTGGCCCCAACTGCAAGTGCAGCTTGGAGTACATCAAGGAGGGTGATCCGGTAGAAGAGGGCACCAACACTCTTCGGGACGATGACGCTGAGGTCGGGTATTACCAGCAGCAGTTGAGCGACATCACGGCTCGGCGCAATCAGGCTGAGGACGCTCGTCAGCGGTTCTTGGCTACTGTGCCGGAACCGTCCAGGTCGCAAGCTCAGACCCGGGACGACATCCGCCGTCAGCTTGCCGATATGGGCAACCAACGCGCACGCCAAAACGGCGGCTGGCAAGGCATCAGTGTTGAACCCTCCGACATCAGCGCTGAGCAAGTGCACAGCGAGATGTCCAACAACGCTCTGTACCGGATGGTCTACTCCGAAATGGAGGCGGCTGCTCGTCATCTGTCCAAGGGTCTGACCGTTTCCGAATGGAATCGACGTAACCTAACCTTCTCTGACTTGCGCATCCTGTCGTCTCGAATTAAGAGCGGCATGGAATACAAGGCAGCAGCCAGGCTGGCGATGCGTCGAATTGTCGACACTAACGGGCAAGAGCGCTGGACCGAGGCGGACGAGGGTCCGCAGGGCGGTCCGGCTGGCGGTGGCGGTCCGTTCCTGTCCGCCCACGACGTCAACGGTATCTACGGAGCTGACAAGTCCGCTACTCTGACCGGCTGCGATTGCTGCGGAGGGTCGGGAGAGCACGCTACCGGCCACGAGTGCTATCGGTGCGACGCTGGCGGCAGCTTGTATCCGTCCGAGATTGACAGCCCCAAGTGCGACGAGGTGTTTCGCAGTCCGGCGGTACACGACAAGGGTTGCCCACACTGCAGCCCGTCATCCGTCAAGTCCGACGCTGATCGGCAAGCGGCTGGCATCGACGGAACGTCCGGAGACGCCCAGGACGTGCTGCACGAGTTCAAGGACAACGGTCAGGGGGCTTGCGCCCTCTGCGGTCTGGGTCAGAGTCACGCCAAGCACTCCGTGATGTGCCCATGCGGAATTCCGGTCGCGTACGACACTGAGAACGGCTGGCAGCACGCTGACGGGTCGATCAGTCACGACGACGACGAATCAGTGTCGGACAAGATGGCGCCTCGGATGACCGATGCCGCACACGGAGCATTTCAGACTATGGCGGGTGACTTCCCCGCACACGCCATAGTCTGGATGGCATTCGTCAAGTGGCAGGGTCCGATCGAGGTTACTGCCGACGACATCGATTTCGAGGACGCTGGTTCGTGGGCTGCTGATCACGAGGCAGGTAAGGTAGCCAAATTTGCCAAGAAGCTGCTAACCGGCGAGGACGTTCGGCCCATACTGTTGGTCAAGAAGCCTGGCCACGACAAGGCCATGGTAGTCGATGGACACCATCGAGCGCTGGCGTCCCGAATGGTCAGCAAGCCTGTTCGAGCGTACCTGGCCAAGGTTCCCACCGAGGACGGCCCGTGGAATGAAACCCATTCGTATCAACGTACTGAGGGTACCGGCGGCAGCGAGTACTCGTATCAGTCCAAGTCGGTAGGACCGGTAGCCGCCGGTGTGTGCGTCCATGCCAAGGACACTGACCGGCTGCTCATGCTCCAACGAGCCTATGACGAGACCGATCCCGCGTCGGGGTTCTGGGAGTTTCCCGGCGGCTGCTTGGAGGAGGGCGAGACGCCCGAGGCTGCAGCTCTGCGAGAATGGTCCGAGGAAACCGGGATGAACTTCCCGGACAGCGCGGTCAAGATCGGCGAGTGGCTTACTTACAACGGCGTTTACGCGGGGTTTGTGTATCAGATAGAACACGAATCCGACCTGCCGGTATTCGACGGCCGGTATGAGGTAAACAACCCGGACGACCCCGATGGTGACCAAGTCGAGGCTCTGGCTTGGTGGGACTCATGGCACGCCGCAGAAAACCCGGCAATCCGGCCGGAGTTGATGGCTGAGTGGCACAGAGTGGTCGACCAAATTTGGAAGGACGTCCGGTGAGTGAACAGCGCGAACGTATCGTGGACGCCTTGACCAGAGCAGCGGAACTGATGAACGAGCTGGAGGATCTGGGGGCGCATGTGACCCTCAAGTGGGACTCGGTCACGACCGATTTCGGCTACGTTCTCCGTGGTCCGGGAGCCCGTTGGGCGCCTCGCTTGAAGCTTGGCGAGGCGCCCTTGGTTCTAGAGCCTGACGATCTAAACGCCTGAGCCCCCTCGGGAGGAAGTCCCGAGGGGGCTCAGCGGTTCAGCTGGCGTTGTTCGCCCGGCGCTCGATGTTGCGGCGGAGGCTCTGGCAGCCGCTGACGGTCTGGGTGTGACCAACGAACTTGTTGGCCTCGGAGTCGAAGACTCCGTTGATTCCAGCCTTGTTGTCGTAGCGGATCTGGAACCGGCGGCTGGTGTTCGCGGTGTTCGACATTTTGGGCTCCTTGGTTCGTTTCCGTCCTTGTAGAACAATTATAACACATCAAACGGGTTAGGCACAAGTCACCCTGATGTGTCGATTTTCAGTCAGCGACCGAAGCCGGGTACGCTGCCGTCAACACCACAACCGGTCGCTGACCGACAACTAGGGAGCCCTATGGCTGCGACTCTAACCAACGGATCGGAACTGACTTACCTCAGTTTCCCGATCGAGAAGACTGAGACCACGCCCGAGGGCGACCTGCTGGTTTACGGTAAGGCCACCGACGGCAGCGTGGACTCCGACGAGCAGATCGTGGACCCCGATTGGTCGGCTAAGGCCATCGCCGACTGGCTGGCCACTGGTGCCAACGTCCGAGTCCAGCACAACGCTCAGCGTGACCCGGCTGGCGTGGGCGTGGAGATCAACACGGGGTCCGGCGGAGAGACCTACGTCAAGTCCCTGGTGGTCGAGCCGGTGGCCAAGCGGCTGGTCGAGACCAAGACTCTCCGGGCGTACTCGGTGGGCATCGCTCGGCCCAAGATCGTGCGGGACGCGGTGGCCAGGGGTGGGCGGATTGTCGACGGCGAGATCGTGGAAATCAGCCTGGTCGACCGACCCGCCAACAAGAACTGCGGGATCGAGCTGGTCAAGTCCGCTGGCGACGATGGTCACGCCGAATTCGTGGGTAAGGTGTTCGGCAACTCCACGATCCTGCAGCAGGCGTATGACGGCATCAAGGTCCCGGATACTGTTCCTGGATCGAGCACGTTCAGCCCCGGAGATCTGGCCAAGCTGCTGGAACACCGAGCGGTTGCCGAGAAGGCGCAGGCCGACGCATCGGTGGTCGAGAAGAAGGATGTCGACCCGAACGTCGGGGGCGGCACCGATCGGGACAAGATTCCGGCTGACAACTTCGCAGGCCGCGATCGATCGTTCCCGATCGTGAAGCCTGGCGACGTGTCGGACGCAGCCAGCTCGATCGGTCGCGCGGGGTCGGACAACTACAGTCCTGACAAGCTCCGGCAGAACATCGTTCAGATCGCGAACCGCCTCGGTCCGGAGTACGTGCAGCAGCTTCCCGAAAGCTGGAAGTCGGAGGGCGCTGACACGGCCGAAAAGGCCAAGAAGAAGGGCAAGAAGCCCGATTTCGGGGGAGAGGGTGCCCCGGCATTCGGCAGCGAGGAGGACGAGGCCACCAAGGGCGCGAAGGATTGCCCGAAGTGTGGCAAGTCCTA